AGCTCGATTAGTAGGGCAGGCAGACTTTAATACTTTGAATAACTATGTAAAGAAGATTAAAGACAAAGGAGCTTTAAGAATAAACAATAGAAAGTATACCTTAAACAGATTGTTAGATTTAAGCACTAAGAAAGTAGAAGTAAATATTAAATGGAATGAGTAATAAGAAATTACCTAGCATATGGGACATGACTAAAAGCTTTGGTAAAGAGCTTGCTAAGTATGTGGCTGAAGGAGCTCCCAATGTATCAAATCAAGATTACATAGAAAGATTATCTGATTGTAATAGTTGTGAGCATATAATAAGAGATAAAATGAGATGTGGTAAGTGTGGATGCCTGATAGAGCATAAAGCAAAATGGAAAACTACTACATGTCCAATAAACAAATGGAAACCACAAGATGGCAAAATCCAAAAAGGAGATAATACAGATACTAGCGACAAAGCATAATTTACCTTTAGAGAAAGTAGAGGCTATAGTTACAAGCCAGTTTAAATATGTGTCAAAGATAATGTCAAATGGAGCTTTTGATGCAATAAGACTGCCTTACTTTGGTAAGTTTTACTCAAAACCAGCTAGAAGAGAAAATATAAGTAAAAATGGAGTTACTAGAGATAGTTGATAATGTAGCAGTACCGTCTCCTTACACACTAACGATTGTAGAGTTTAAGGATTTAGATACAAAGGAACTTGCATATATATTTTTTATGCATGATCATAGATCTCCTTATGCTGTGTATGATGTATCTCAAAGGCATGATGAAGTTGTACTAGGATTATATGGTAAAACAAAATGGAAAGCTAGTAATAAAGTTTTTGTAGCATGTGATAAATATAGAGAGCTAAAAGAGACTTCTGCAGTTAAGTTGCTTAAGTCTGCTAGGTCATCTGTAGTTAAACTAGAAAAGTATTTTGAGTCAGTGGATTTAACACTAATGGACGATAACGGCAGACCAATCTTTCATGCAAAAGACTTAGTTGCTAACCTTTCTAGGATGGGAGATGTGGTAGATGGGCTCTCAAAACTAGAGGAACAGGTTAGAAAACAAGAACAAATTAACACAAATACACGCGGAGGAGTTGTAGTTAACAAATATAGTTCGTAAATTAGGCACCATGGACTTTTTAGAAGATTTAGAAGATTATAATAGTGCAATGGATAACGCGTATAATTTTGTGACTAAGAAAATAACTCTTGATGATATATTTGAAGCAGCAGAAAGTGAAGGAGAGCTTGTAAATTTCTACTTACCTTTTGATCCTTTAGACAGTGACGGAAGAGATGAAGGTACTTTGGATTTACTCATAGAGCATTTTACAGAAATAGAAGAATACGAAAAATGTCAGGAATTAGTACACATAAAGAACAAGTTTTTAAAGACACAAAAGGACTAGCTCCAGCAGCTAATTCGTATATAAAAAACGGCTACTATACAAATGCACTGCCCGGTACAAAGCCTTATTATGAGCACTGGGACAAAGAAAAAGAAAGATGTCTGTACGGATATACTCACAATGGAGTAACTATTACAGGTAATCATTATTTTTATCTTAATTATTGCCCGATTGACAGGTCTGTTGATCAGGAGTTGCCAGATGGCACAGTTATAGCTCGAAGAGAGCGCACATTCCCAGCATTTTACGACGGAGATTGGAAATACTTTACTGCAATAGACAATTGTAGAAAGCAAAACAAACATATGACAGTTTTAAAAGCTCGTCGTAAGGGATATTCTTATAAAGCTGCTGCAATGCTTGCTAGAAACTATTTTCATTTACGTAATAGTAAAAATTATGTATTTGCAGGGCAGAAAGAATACTTGATTGGTGATGGTCTACTATCTAAAGCTTGGGATATTCTATCATTTGTAGATGACAATACTGCATGGACACAGCCTAGACTTAGAGATAGAGAGATGCACAAACAATCTGGATATAAGAAGAATGTTAATGGGGCATTAGTAGAAATGGGGATGAAGTCACAGATTATAGGCGTATCCCTTAAAGATGATCCAGATAAAGTAAGGGGTAAGGCTGGTGAGCTTATATTTTTTGAAGAGGCAGGATCATTTCCAGGATTACTAAAGGCATGGGAGGTTGCTATGCCAACAATGCGTCAAGGTAGTAAAACTCTAGGTACAATGGTGGCATTTGGTACAGGTGGTACACGAGGAGCAGACTTTGCAGGTATGGAAGAGATATTTTACAATCCTGAGTCTTATGATTGTCTAGCTTTTGAGAATGTATGGGATGATGGAGCATTAGGATCTGTATGTGGGCACTTTGTTCCTATATACGAAAACTTAGAAGGATTTATAGATGATGATGGTAACTCTACTGTAGAAGAAGCTAAAGAATTTGAAGAAGGTAATAGAAATAAAAAGAAAGGTACTAATGATCCAAAAGCATATGATCAATACATAGCTGAGCATCCTACATGTCCTGCTGAAGCTACACTACAAGTAGCAGGTAACTTATTTGACATATCATCTTTACAAGAACAATACAACAAAGTAAAAGCTAACAAGTTGCATGCAATAGGTACAGCAGGTAAGTTGTATTATGGGGAAAGTAATCACATAAAGTTTAAACCTGATGGAGATTCTAGACCTGTACAGAGGTATCCTCATCGTAAAGAAGACGATTTAGAAGGAGCAGTAGTTGTATACGAAGGGCCTTTTAAAAATCAACAGAATCAGACACCTCATAATATGTATGTACTGTGTCATGACCCCTATGGACAGAATCAATCCGCAGATGCTAGTTCATTAGGAGCTGCCTATGTAATAAAGCGTATGAATAACATATCTAAGCCTGATGATATGATAGTAGCTAGTTATGTAGGTAGACCACACTCTCAAGACGAATACAATAGAAATTTGTTTATGCTATCAGATTATTATAATGCTAAGATAGGGTTTGAGAACGATAGGGGAGCTGTAATACAATACGCAAGACAGCATAGAAAGTTACATAGACTACAAGAAGAGTTTGAGATGTTAGATAAAAAAGATTTACGTTCTAAAAATGTAAAGAGGCAGTATGGTATGCATACAACAGAAGCTCGTAAAAGACAGGGTGAGTTATACATACGAGATTGGCTGAATTCAGTTAGATCCGTAGATGAGGATGGTAAAACTACACTTAATCTACACAAAATATATGACATGGCATTGCTTCAAGAGCTTATAAAGTTTAACCACAAAGGTAACTTTGACCGCGTAATGGCACTTATGATAGGTATGTACCACACGCGCGAGCTTTATAATGCAGAGGTAAAAGAAATATTAGAAGATAATTCTAGTAATGACTGGTTTGAGCAAAACTATCGCTAGTGTTATATATGTAAAGAAATGTGTAAAAACTATACACATGATAAAAAATCACATAAAAAAACTTAATTTTGCATACATATGTATTTAGGGGGAGACAAAATACCGCAGCAAAAGCTGCCTTTATCAAAGAAAAATAAGAAGTGGAGAGAAAGCTGTGTAGAAGCCTACATAGATCTTTCTAATCAAGGGGTCAACCAAAGAAAGGATGACCTTAAACGCTTATATGATTACTACAACGGTGTAATTTATGAGGATGACTATCGTTACGTTACACATCCTTACGGCAAAAGTCGTAACAATTTTCCCTCTAAAATGCGTAACTATCCTATTATCAAACCTATCATTGATCTTCTCTTGGGTGAAAAGTCTAAAAGACCTCTTAATTACACCGTTACCGTACAGAACGGAGATACAGTTAGTCAGAAAGAGCAGGCAAAGCAAGAAGCTATCTACCAGAATATTCAGATGCAATTCTTGCAATCTCTTAAACAGACTAACCCAGAACTACTACAACAGATAGAAACACCGGAGGATATACCTCTCCCAAAACAAATAGCAGATCAGTTTGAAAACAGCTATGTAGATAACAGAGCTATTAAAGGACAGCATGCTTTAACATACATTATGCAATCTGAGGAAGTGTATGATAAACTGCAAAAAGCATGGTTTCATTTCTTAGTATCAGGAGAAGTATATACTCACAGAGGTGTTAGAAATAAAGAACCTTTCTATGAAATTTTAAATCCTATTGATGTAGATTATGACAAAGATCCAGATTTAGAATTTGTAGAAGATGGGGACTGGGCTTTAGTTAGAAAATATGTACATGCATCTACAGTAATAGATTCTTTTTATGAATCATTAACTGAAGAGCAAGTTTTAGAATTAGAAGAGCCTAGACAATCAGATCCAGAATCTTATTTATTATACAGACAGTCTCGTGCAGGGGCAGATTCAAATACGTATAGGAACAGACTAATAGAAGTTGTAAATGTATATTGGAAGTCAAGAAAAAGAGTAGGCTTTTTAGAATACATAGACCCAGAGACAGGATCTATGGAAGAGATGGAGGTTGATGAAACCTTTAGATTACCTAAAGAAATGAAAGAGCAAGGTGCTAAAGTAACTTATCTTTGGGTTAACGAGGTATGGGAAGGTACTAGAATTGATGGTAGAATGTATGTTAACATTAATCCTGTAGCCAACCAAAGATTATCTTTAGATAACTCTTCTACATGTAAGCTTCCTATAAATGGTAGAAAGTATTCTGATATAAATGCAGATAATATATCTCTTGTGTCACTTGGTATACCTTACCAGTTAAATTACAACATTTATAAGTATAGATTAGAATTAGCTATCGCCAGATCAAAAGATATTATTGCACAGTTTGATATTAACATGATTCCTAAAAAATGGGACATGGACAAGTTTATGTATTACGTTGAAGGTACGGGTATTGCTTGGGTAGATTACAACAAAGAAGGAATACAGCTCAACCCACAGCATCAATCCGTACTGGATATGTCTATTAAGACAATTGGTCAATATGTAACCCTATTAGAATCTATATTAAACGAATGGGAAAAATTATCTGGTGTATCTAGACAAAGACAAGGTACTATTGGGGCCTACGAAGGCAAAGCTAGTTCACAACAAGCTATATTACAGTCATCCCACATTACAGAAGATTTATTCCGTAAGTTTGGAAGGCTAGAACAAAAAGACTTACAAGCACTTATTGATTATTCTAAAGAGGCTTGGCTTACAGGTAAACAAGGAATGTTTGTTATGCCTGATGGTACAGCTGACTTTTTAGATTTAGATAGCATGCAGCATATGGAATCTAACTATGGTATCTTTGTATCTGACTCAGGAAAAGACGTGCAGAGATTAGATCAAATGAAACAGCTTGCACAAGCTATGATGCAGAATGGTTCTAAAGGATCTACAATTGCAGAAGTGTTAGAATCAGAAAGCTTTACTCAAATAAAAGGTAAATTAAAAGCTGCAGAAAAAGCACAAGAAGAATTAGAGACAGCTCAAAAGCAGGCTGAACAAGCACAGGCTCAACAAAAAATGGAAATGGACCAGCAACAGACTGAGATAGCAGCTATTGATAAGGAGAAGGATAGACAGTTAGAAATTGAAGTAGCATTAATAAATGCGGAAGCTAGAAAGAGTCCAGAACTAGACAGCTTTAATATGCAGAAGTTGATGCAGGACTTTGAAAATAAACAGCGCGAGTTAGATATTAGAGAGAGAGAACTTGGCGCTAAAATAAATAATGATAACGATAAAAATCAGATAGCAAGAGAGGGCAATGCTGAATAATCAACTGCGTAGAGAAATATTAGATACGGCTAGGGCTACTGGGTTTGAAGGTAGCATAGTAGATCTGTATCAAATGGCTAATCAAGGTAATAATGTACCAGCAATGCTACAAGCTGAGGCCCAAGCTAAGCAAGAGAATATACAGCAAAATCAAAATCAAGCTCAGGAATTACAAAGTCCATTACAATCTCCACAGCCTCAACAATCTATATCACCAGCTCCAAAGTTAAATGTAGATATGAATCCTACACAGATGGGATCACAATCACATTTAGTACAGTCTGGTAATTTAACAGATATAGGAATGGCACCTACAGGGACAGGTTCAAAATCTGCAGCAGAAATCTCTAATATACCATACCAAACAGGTGGTTATAAGGCAAAAAATATTGAGAGTCTTACTCAACCTACAGGCATTGATGATCAATCTGTTATACCTGAAAGAACTTTTGACGCTTTTAAAAATCTTGATGTAGTAAAAGATTCTTATAAAGTTATTCCTCAAGTTTCCCCAGATAAACTGGATAACTATACTGAATATGATAATAAACTGGTAAAAAAATCAGATATTAAAAACATTGAGGATAATACTATTGAAACTCTGAAGGATTTTGAGGGAGATCCGTACTATGATATAATAAAGCCAATAATTGAAAAGGATAAAAAAGAAGATCTAAAGAAACTAAAAAATTATAGAGAATTTGACAGGGATGACTATGTAGGCAGTAACATACTACGATCCTATGAATACTATAAAGATAAGGGAAATAAAGACTATAAACTTGCAGATGGTGAAGTGTCTGTAAATGCTCCAGCCTTTAAAGCTATGGATAAAGTACTTCCTAAACTAGATACTCTTACTGATGCAGAACTCCAAGAGTTTACAGGACTTATAAATAATTTAAGCTCTCCATACACAAAAGGAATGTCTGAGGATGAAGATTTTGGGGTTATCGATGCTCTTAGAATTCTTCGTAAACAAGACATCTCTGGAATAAAAAAGTATAGAGAAAAAATGGAGCTTAGTAAAGATGATGTTTTAGATCTTGTACAAGTTCCTGAAGGCTCTAATTTTGCTGTAAGATCTCTTCTTAAATTAGTTAAAGCGGGAATAAAAAGGAAAGACTTTAAAGATGGTGGATATAAATATAGTAATGGAGGAGGTAAATTAAAACTACCACCACTCGGTAGTACTCCTGCTATAGATATGAATTCTTTTATAAACCAGGAACTAAACAATCAAAACTCTTCTTTAGATACTAATCCAGCTGCACAGGTAATTCAGGGACAGCAACTAACTGATAAACTTGTAACTGAAGATAAGAATCTTTACAAAAAGACAATGGCTAAAATTCAGGATAATAACAAGAAGGGAATAGCCCCTAGTCCTTCTGATATAGCTCTTATGAAAGCTGGTCCAGATGCCCAGTTTAATACTACAAATATTATAGCAGATAATACTTTTAAACCTCAGAAACAGGGAGAGATTAGAGATAAGGTTAAAGATAATATGAGAGCTATAGCTGCTAATTCTTTTTTAACTAGTCAAATAGCTGGAGGCTATGGTAGAGATGTTGTTAATAAACAGCTTGAAGATCAATCAAACTTTGAAGAAAAATTTGGGAATGTTATGTCTTACACAGGACAAAATACAATGAGAAATGTAGGGCTAGGTGTTATATCTGGAGGATCATCTCAAATGATTGCAAACAATCCTGCTACTTCTAATTTTATGACAAGAGCTTTGAGCTATCCTGTAGGTAAAACAGGACAAGGTATAAATACATTAATAACGCAAGGATCGAAGATGTCAAACCTAAAAAAAGTTGGAACAGGTTTAAATACTTTATATCACTCTGGGTATATTACGGGATTAGACGACTTAGTATCAAGTAGTACTCAAGCCCTTGCAGAAGGTGTATCAGGAGAAAGATCAGGGGTAGATGCATCTTTACAGTTAGGAAAAAATGCTTTAAATTATGTTCCTGCTATAAAAGGATTTAATACTGCTAATAGATACTTACAGCCTATTACAAGAAATTATAGTAAAATTAAAACAACAGCAAAAGCGCTGCATGATTTATATCAAGGCAATCCTGAAGATGCTGCAATACGAATGACAGAGATTTTTGGAGGAGGAAATAGTAAATACTTTAAAAAATATATTAGAAAGTTAGTTCCTGACAATGTTAAAAAAGATATATTTTCATCAACAAGTAATATGGTAGCAACTCCTGCTTTTGGAGGGCCTACTATCTCTCCTAGAGGGGGCATGGATTTAAAAAAGAGATCTAAGTGATATATAGTAAAGATATGACTAAAAAACAAATTACATGTTTAAACACTTGTAATTTTAATTATTTTTGTAAAAACTAAATTTATATAGATATGACACCAGATGAAGAAAACATTGGATTAGACGACATCTCATTTGATGATGTTATTAGTGGAGGGTCAGAAAGCACAGAGGTTGCAGAAGACTTAGCAATAGACGCACCAGAAGCAACTGACGAAGAGTTAGACGCGGATGCAAATGAATTAGCAGAATCTGAAGAAGTAGAAGAAGGGGAAGTAGAAGAAGAAGACTTTGAAGAGGATGAAGAGGATGACTACGAAGAAGAAGAGGAAGAAGATGAAGATCGAGAGCCTGTAGAATCTACAGTAGTCTCAGAGATCTTAGACAAATTGGGATATGAAACTGAAGAAGAGTATGATGATACTCCTGAAGGTTTGTTAGCAATGACTCAAGATATAGGAAAGCAGATGGCAGAAGATCAATTAGATCAATTGTTTGAAAACTTTCCGCTTGTAAAAAATCATTTAGAATATGTTCTAAACGGAGGAGATTCTAAAAACTTTATGCAAGCTTACGATCCTCAATTAGATTACAACCAAATAGACTTGGTTGAAGACGATTTAAGAAGTCAAAAAGGCATTTTAGCAGATTACTTTGCAACAAAGGGCCATGATAACGAATTTATTAAGGAGTTATTGACTGATTATGAAGATACTGGTAAGTTATACCAGAAAGCTGAAGCTGCTAGAAAAGCATTAGGTAAAATGCAAGAACAATCTAGACAGCAACTAGTTGCTTCTCAAAAAGAACAGAGAGAGCAAAGCGAGGTTCAGCAGCAAGAGTTTTGGAATGGTGTGTATGAGACTATTGAAAACAACAATGAGTTTGCAGGTATCACAGTTCCAAAAAGAGAGAAGTCAAAGTTTTTTGACTATATCTCAACACCTGTGACTAAAGATGGTCGCACACAGAGAGATTTAGATCATTCTGATGCAGAGATGGAAACTAAACTTGCAATTGATTATTTGATGTACAAGGGTTTTGATTTACAAAAACTTGTAGAAAAGAAAGCTAGAACATCAAATGCAAAATCATTGAAAGAGAGGATTTCTAGAAATGAAGAAAGAGTTAAAAGCGCACGAGGACGTCAAAGACGTAAGAGTAAGCAAGTAGACTTAGATGATTTAGATCTTAACTTTTAATTAAAAATGGCAATTTTAAAATGCAACTTAACTTTATAAAAATTAGA